TGGTCGTGCTCATGCTCCTCATGGTCGCAGGCCTGCTGCTCGCGGTAGAGCCGTGCAGCCTCAGCCCCGGCGCACACAGGACAGTCAGGGGCACCGCAGTCCCGCAGACGGCAGCCCCTCATCGGTCGCGTCAAGTGCGTGCTCATTTTGACACCCCCATTGCGGCGGCGTCGCACCGCGCGAGTTCATCCGCGCCGATCCGGTCGGTAAGCTCGATGAGTATGGCGAGCGTGTTCAGTTCGTCCGTGTGCGCGGCGATGCGCGCGAGATTGTGGCGTGCCGGGATGCCGCGAAGATGCGGCTGCGCTGCGCGGAGCATGGCAAGCTCGCGACGCACCACGTCAGCGCGGGCGTAGTCTTGCTTGATGCGGGAGAGGGCGGTGAGGATGTTGCTCATGGGGTCGAATCTAGCGGGCGATTTCCACCCATGCGTGCCAGTTGCCGCCGCGATTTGCCGCCGCTTTCGCTTCGGCTTCTTCATTCGTGTCGAACGTGCCGATATGCGAAAAGCTGCCGGTGTTTCGGTTCGTGGTGAATACTGCAAATTTTTGCCTTTCGTCGCGGGCCGCGCTGGTGGTGTTCGTGTTGTTCATGGGGTCGAATCTAGCGAAGTGCGTCCGTGCGTCAATCTCTTTTTAATTTTATTTTTAGGGGGTGGTTTTCGCGAGTCTCGCGGCATACGTGGCGATCCAGTCATGCACCGGCTTGCCTTTGATGAGCCATCCGCATCTTTGCATCGAGGCGAAGAAGTTGCCGTCATAATCAGGATTCGGTTCTACGCCGTGCTGCTTGAGCGTCTCGTGCATCGCCTCTACCGAAGTCGGATACGGATGCAGCGGCTTTTTTTCTCCGAAAAACAACTGGTGCTTTGCAAAAGCACCCTTTTCTTTCTTTGAAGTCTCAGAAGAAGTCTCAGAGGAAGTCTTAGGTATTGTTCCGTCCTTTTGGTTCGATGGTCGCGCCTTTTGGTTCTCTCGTCGGTCCTTTTTGCCACATGTCCTTTGGGAGAGCCATTTGTTCACCGCTTCAGGGTAGAAAAGAAAGTGCCGCGTGTTGTCGAACTTGTAGCGGCTGTTTGGGTTACGATGCACAGAGATAAACCCCATCTCGGTGAGCCTCAAAATCGCTTCGCGGATGCTCCGTTTATTGTAGAGCGCCATGATGCCGGAGTGCAGTTCCTCGGCGGTGTGGAACTGGTAAAGGCTCGCGTCTTGGGTTCCGTTGTCGCCGTGACTCACCGCAACCGCGTTGGCTTGCCGCGCCTTCTCCCGCATTCCGAGTTTTACGTCATGCCAATACTCAAAAAAAGACAGCAGGGCGGCGGCGCAAGTGGTTCCGGTCGCCTCGATTTGCCACTGCCGAATGATCAGCAGGGATTCGCTTGCGGGGTGTTGGATACAGGATGATTTCATGGATAAAAGTTGCCCCGCTTGCGTTCCTCCCGGCTCGAATGAGCACGGCACAAGCGGGGCGTAGAAAAGTCGTTTCACCGGAAGAAATCGGCGCGTTGCCATGATTGACAACGCTGGAAGTATTGCACCGGCATGGCACGCTGGCAAGGGGATTCTGCCCGCCCCGCCATCAGGCAAGGGCGCGCGACGCAGTTTTCACCAAGGTTTGTTCTTGCTGCGTCGCGGGGATGTTCCCGGCAGGCTGGCACCGTAGCAGCGCACTGAAATCGTGCAAGCGGTGTTTCATCGCGCTGCGTAGCTGCCCCGCAAGTCAGCACTTTATGCACGGTCTGAAAATACTTTGAAAAAATGCTTGCGCGCTTTCAAGGGCGGCACTAGCTTGGCTCCAACGCAAGGCACCACGCCGAGCGACAAACCAAAATCATCCGACAAAATGAACACATCACTTCCAGCCATGAACCTCACAATGACACCCCGCGAACAGCGCGAGATTCTTTTCGCAATCCGTGAACAGGATGCGCCTTCGCCCTACACCCTCGCGCGCACTCCCGCTATGCCATCCGATTCCATTCTCCTTGCCCAACTCATTGAAGCCATGACCCGCCGCAGCGAAAGCGGCGAACTTTACACCGCCCGCGAGGTGCTCTGCACGCTGCGCGGTGCCGCCGATATTCACGACTCCGCGCTGTCCGCCAAGATTGGCGCATACCTCGACGCATCCCGCGCCGCGCACGTTGCGCTGATTTGCAAATGAGCACTCCACAGCACACACCGGGGCCGTGGGAGATTGACGGCAGCGACATTCGACAACAGGGCGGATACAACATCGCAACCATGCGATGCTTTGGAACTCACGCGCTCTCGGTCGCGAAAGAAGCCAACGCCCGGCTCATCGCAGCCGCGCCTGATTTGCTCGCGGCGCTGATTGAATGCGAAGACCAGCTTCGCGGCGTGACTGGCGCACTTCCCGGCAGTGATAGCGCAGAAATCTGCGACGCCGCACGCGCTGCCATCGAGAGGGCAACCGCAAAATGAGCACTCGAATCAACAACGGCGGGTCAGCGTTTCCCGAGAACTACAAGCCGCTAGGGGAATCTGGCTATGCGTTACGCCCCGGCATGAGCCTGCGTCAGCACTTCGCAGGGCTGGCAATGGCTGCGCTGCTGAGTCGCGAGGACACCATCGCCAACGGCGCGGAGGAGTTGATGCACCGCGAGCTTGCACGGCTCGCATACCAGCAGGCCGACGCCATGATCGCCGCAGGGGAAGCAAAATGACGCGCGGCGGCAAACGTCCCGGATCAGGCCGCAAGCGCAAGCCGCGCCCCGTGGCGCTGTGTATGCGCCTCTCGCCGGAACTGCACGCCGCATGGCTGGCGCGCAAGGGCACGACCAGCGGGCCGAAACTTCTCAAACACCTACTCGAATTATGAAACCACTACTCATCCTCCTCGCACTCCTAATGCCAGCCCTAGCGGGCCTGAACGACCCGCCAGAGGCGCGCGGCACCATCATGGGTGCCATTGTTGACAAGCTGGAAAACGGCGACATCCTCATCGCCGCCGTCAAAGTGCGCTCGAAAAGCTACTTGCTCGACGACCAGTTCTACATTGTCATTACCGGACTCCCCAAGGGCACGAAGGCGTATCTCGGCGAGTATTACAAATGCACGGGCGTCCCCGCTGGCGAGCGCGAGGTGCATTCCGGCTATCGCCCTTATCCCGTGTTCAAATACGTGGCACCGTAGAGCATGGCCGCTAAACGCAAACCCGATGCCGCGCAGGATGCCGTGCAAGAACTCGCCGCGCCAGCCGTGCTCAAGCGGCTCCAGATGGACGCCGCTAAATTCTCCGCGCAGATTGACGACGCGGAGGCACGACTCGGCGCGCTCGGCGAACTCAGCCCGAATGCGGCGGAGACGAAGGACAACCGCGAGCAAATCGCGCGTGTGGAGTGCGAGCTAATCACGGCGCGCGACAACTTCGGCAAGACGGCCAAAATCCTGCTGGCGTATGATCGTGGCGTCGCTACCGAGCGGAAGGATGGCGAAAAAATATCAGTGGAGGAGTGCAAGGAGATTTTCGCTCAGTATCAGATCACGATTGACCTCGCCCTCGAACAGCGAATCATCGCCGATGCCCAATCCGCCGCGCTGTGCGACTCGCCAGAGGCTTTTCACCGCGCATCCGCTGACAACTGGCGGGCCGCGAAGGACGGGGCGCTGGCGAGCGCGAAGGCAGACGGCGTGCTTCCCAAGTGGTTGACGGTATGAATGCCTACACACGCGAGCGCAACGCCTTATTTCTCAGGCCTGATGGAAACGTTTTCCGACGCATCATCACGGAGACGGTGCGCGTAGCGCCGAGCGGCGAGCATGTGATTGAGGCGCAGCCGTGGCAAGGCGTGGAACCGTCTGACCGCTTGCTATCGTGGGACAGCGCCGCCACAATTCGACGCGAGGAATCCGCCGTATGAAAAGGTATTGGAGCACGCAGCAGCCCCGCGAAATGACAGCGGACGAGGCCAAAGAGTGGCACGCGTTTGACGCGAAATTGACACCGCAGGACATCATCGAAATGCAGACGATTGACGCCGACTGCAATGACTGCGCGCACTTCAAGCGGGGGGCGATTGTGGACAAAATCCCCGCTCTTTTCCCGAAAGGAGGCACGCTGCACCTTGGCGCGGGGAAATACTTTGAAGGCCATTGTGCAAAGCTCGACAAGTTAACGCGAGCATTCCCGACTCAATACAGCGGACGAGAATGCTTTGAGCATCGGCGCGCAAATTTAATCGCATGAAAACGCTCGACTTCGCCCGCGCGCACGTCCGATTCGACAAATCGAGCCCAATCACCGGGCCGTTTCGCGATGAATACTATCCTTTTCTCAGAAAGCCCTTTGAGGCGGCGGATGACATTTCATGCAAGCGGCTAGTCATTTTCAAAGCGTCAAGCTGCATGGGCACCGTCGCCGGGCAAATTATCAATCTGAAGCGCATCGTGTGCGACGTGGGCGACCAGATGATTGTCTGCCAGACCGATGACGACGCCGCTACGTGGGCAAAGACGCGCGGCAAGGAATGGATACGTTCCAACCCCGACGCCATGCGGCTGCTATCTCGCGACAAATACGCGATGACCAACGACCTTGTGCTTTTCCGCACGAAGTTCCTGCAAATCACCGGCCCCGGCATTAGCTCCGCGCAGTCTGTGCAGGTGCGATACTGCCAAACGGATGAGAGCCATCTGGAAAGCTACCCAGACGGGCGGCTCATCGAATTTGAAAAGCGAATGGGCGGGCGATGGGATAGGCAGGGAACGCATATCACGACCGCGCCGGATGAAGGGCGCGAGGTTGCGACGTTTTACCTCGCAGGACAGCAAGACGAATGGAACTTCCGCTGCCCGAAATGCGAGCGGCTAGTGTGGCCGCTATGGGGCGAAGATTCCGGGAAACATTACAACGGCGTGAAAGTTTTTGGTTTCGATTCGATGCGCGATAGCGTCGTTTTTATGTGTCCACATTGCGACCATATTTCAAACGACACCGCGCGCGACCGTTACGCACTGAATAAGGACGGCGATTACGTCGCGCAGAATCCTACGGCACCACCGGAGACGCGGAGCTTCCGCTGGAGTGTGTTCGCCGCGCACTGGATTTCATGGCGGGAAATGCTCATTGAGAGCAACAGCGCGATGGAAGCCGCGAAGCTCGGCAACTTGAAGCCGTGGGAGGACTACGAAAAGAAAAGGCTCTGCAAAATCTACGTGCCGCGCCTGCCAGACTTTGGCGACGCCAAGGGCAATCGTGACTACCGCCTCGGCGACGTGTGGCAGCCGGGGGGTGAGACATTGCGTGTCCTATCCTGCGACCCGCAGGCGGGCAAGGCAGGCGAACCCGCGCACCGGCACGCGCTCGTTACGGAATGGGATCGGCAGGGCAACTCGCGCCGCGTGTGCTACCGGCGAATAGACACGGCGGCGCAGTTGCACGAAATGGCCGCTGAGTTTGGCGTGAGCGAAGGCAAGCCGGGCACAAATTCGCACGTCATAATTGACAGCGGACACGAACCCCGCCGCACGTTTCGCGAGTGCGGGCAATTCGGCTGGTATGCGTTCAAGGGGAGCGACCTCCAGCAGTTCCACGCAATCAAGCAGGGCATCGGCGCGGACGCGATGAGCGTCACCCATCCAATGCCGTATTCGCAGCCGGAACCGCAATCCGGCGTTGTCGGCGAGGCACTGCCAAAAAGCGCACGCAAGGTCAAGGCGGGGCGTTTGCCGGAGGGCTGGGCGTATTGCATTACGTCGCACAATCCAGAGCTTTATGGATACCTCTACGCGCTCATTACGGGCACTTCGGGCCGCTATTTCGGCATTGCCAGCGATATGCCGGAGTGCTACGTGAAAAACATGCCGGGCTTCATGCCGTTGATCGAACCGGACAAGAAAACGGCGACGGTGAAGAAAATCGTGTGGAAGAAAATCCGCGAGGATCACTATTGGGATTTGGAGGTGATGGCACTCGTCATTGCGATTCGCAGCGGCTTCTTCCCGCTCGGCAAAGAATCCGAGATTGACACGCCTCCCGCGCCCGTGTAAATACACAGCAAACCATGCCATCTCCGCAACGCCTTTACCGCCATTATTCCACGCCCGATTTGGCGGCTGCGTTTGCGAAAGCCAAGGCGGAACTGGAGGAGTGCTGGCAGTCCGTTGGAGGCGGCGCAAAGAGCGGCACAAAGGCGATCACGGATGCCAAGCTGAGGTTGCATGAGATTAACGCTGAAATGGATTTTCGGGCGGGCATTGTGACAACGAAAAAAGTGAACATGGATTTAAGCGGATACAAATGAGCAAGCGCAACCGATACCAGAAACACACGGCAACACTTGAGCGGTCAAAGCGCAGCGGACTCGCGCTCGCTTCGATGGCGAGCTATGACGGCGCGATGCCCGACAAGACGCGGATGATGTCGAATCGCATCGGCACTAATCCAAACTCGGCATACGCGCAACAGCAGCGCGTCACACTCATGTGGCAGGCCGAGGACTTAGTGAAAAACTCGGACTGGGTTTCCGTTTGCTATTCCCTCAAACAATACTGCCAGCCGATTGGCTACCTTGCACAGACCGGCGACCCGGCACTCGACAGCGAAGTGAACCAATACATGCGGGAAGTGATGAAGCGCGGCGGCATTAACCAGTCCGCGCTCTCCGCTTTTTCGTGCGCGGCCCACGTTGAAATGCCGGTGCGGGGCGATTCGATTCTGGAGCGGTATGATGACGAGACTCAGCTTCGATTCATCGTGCGATGCGCCGATCAAATTGGCGAGCTTTACCGCTTCGTGAATCCTGCCAGCTACGGTGCCGAGGCATTCGTGCAACCTCCCGCGCCGAGCGTGCGCTACATCGCCGGAATTTTCCTCGCGCCGAACGGGATGAATGAAGCGTTCAAGATTTACGAGCGCGGATACAATCAGACCTACCTCAACCCGCAAATCGTCCCGGCGTGCAACGTCATTTATTTTCAGGACAATCTGTTCGACGGGCATCGCGGAGTCACCAAGTTTGCGCCTGCAATCCAGAGCATCCAGAAGCGGAATAAAATCTGGCAAAGCGGGATGGATAGCATGGCGATTCAGTCGAAGATTGCAGCCATTGCCAGCAACGCCAGCGGCTCGCCAGACCCGCTCGACTACGAGACGACCACGAACTCGGACGGCACTATCACCTACACGGAAAAGATGGCAGACGGTGCAGTGGTGAAATACCAATTCAGCGACGGCGACAGCTATCAGTTTATGAAGTCGGAAGCGCCCGGCCCCGCGCTTTTGCAGGGGCTTGACTACTCCGACGAGCGCACATGCCTCTCGCTCGGCTTCCCGAAGGCGTTTTTGATTTCCGCACGCGACGGCGGCGGCGCTCCTACGCGCTTCGACATGAGCCGCGCAGGGCGGGAAATCATGCGCCTTCGCAATGACGTGTATCTGCCGCGCTTGGAAAAGATGGCCTACCTTTTCTTGATGGACGGCATCGCGCGCAAAAAGCTACCCGCTCGCGCTGGCGTGCTCAACGGGCATTGGCACTGGCCTTCGCTGCCAACGGCAGATGCCTTTAGGGACGACAAAAGCGACGTGGAAGCCATGCGCGCGGGCCTCACGACGCGCACGGCTATCATCGCCAAGAACGGCGACGGCACGTTCGAGGACGTGCTTGCGCGCGGCACGCAGGAAGCCATCGCCATCGAAATGGCAACGCAGGATGCGAACCGGGAGCTTGTGCGGCGCGGATACAAGCCCACCGTGGCAGACCTGAACATCGCGCAGGACACGGCAAACCCAGCGCAGCAACCGGAACCCGCGCCCGATGCAAACAAACCGCAAGGCGAGGCTCCTGCGAACGCTACGGCGGCACTGGCGTTTGACGAATCGAAACACCCCCGCGCCGATGATGGCAAGTTTGGCGAAGGCGGAGGCGGAGGCGGAAAGGCTGAAGAAATGGGCGCGGGCGCGGACGGAAAGCAAAAGCCAGTCTCGCAAATGTCCAAGGGCGAAAAGAAAACGCACGACATGCGGAAAAAGCTGGAAGCATTGCGCGCGAAAAACGCGGAAGGAGCAAAGAAGCTCGCGGACACAAACGCCCGCGTCTCGGAATTGCACTCGCAGCTTGTGGAGCAACTCAAAGCCGGAACAGGCACGGCAAATGACGACTTGAAAAAGACCGTGAGCGAACTCGGCGCGAAGATTGCGGAGACGAAGATGCACACCAAAACCATCCAGCACGCGCTGCGCGGGGAGGACATTGCCGCCGATGAGCACGGGCAAGATTCGCCGCAGCATGAAGCGGCGCGGAAGCGCACGGAATACGTTGCAGAGAAAGCGAAATGAAGCCTATCCCTCACACGCAGATTGCAAGGCTTCGTGCATCGCGAGACGTGCGCGCAAAGGAGCTGGCCGGGGAGCTAGGCGTTCATCCGGTGCATCTCTCCTACGTGGAAAACGGGCGCAGGCAAAGCGCAAGCCTAGTGCAGCGCGCGGTGGCGTTTCTCTCGGCACTCCCCGCGAAAAGATAACGCGTTAAGCGTCGCCGCTTTACGTGATAGCATGGCCGCGCTAGACATGCGCCGTGCTCGCAACCTTTCAAGCAACTTTTCGTAAACCGGAAATCACGGCGGATGACCGTGCCGCTGGAATCATCCGAGGCGTATATGTCATGGAGCTTGGCAAGCTGGCGCAGTTTTCCGCCCGCAGGGACGACGGCACGAAAACGCATAGGGCCGTAACGCTCGACGATGCCCACCTTGCCGCTTTGATGAACCACGCGGGCAATCGCAGCATCCCGGTTCACATGACGCATTCCCACACGTCCAAGGAACAGGATGGGCTTGTGACGAAGGCTGGCGCGCTAAAGGGATTTTATCGCGACGATTCCAAAAACCTCCGCGCTGATTTGCATCTTGCTCCCGGCGCAACTCGCGAGACGGCGCTCTGGCACGCGGAGAATGACCCTGAGAACTTCATGCTCTCGGCGGTTTATTCGTTTCTTCCTGATGACCCGCTTTGCATCCCGCAGGATTTCCAAGCCGCTGACCTTGTGGAAAAAGGCGCGGGCGTCACTGCACTTCTCGCAGCCGATTTAACAACCTCACCTATGGACGAAACCACCACACCTAATGTTGACGACCTGCTCTCGAAATTGAGCACAGCTTGTCAGGCCGACCCGCACACGCTCGCCGCAGTCAAGGCGATGCTCAAATCCATCGAAAAGGCTGACAAGCCCGAAGATGAAACCGAAGTCACGGAAGTCGTGGAAACCACGAACGATGACGCCGGAGCCGTCGCAGCTATGGCCGCGCTGGAAAAGAAGTTTGAGGCTCGCCTTACCGCGCAGCTTGCCGACTTCACGAAGGCGCAGGAGAAATCCAAGGCTGATTTGCTCATCGAAGCCAAGGCGCAAATCATCGCGGAACTCGGAAGCGTCAAAATTCCCGCTGAAAAATCCAAGGCCGAAACCGCGCTTTTCGGTATGCAGAAAGTCAAAGCAGCAATCACCGCACAACTCGAAAAACAGAAAAACTAACCACCCACAAAAATGGCATATTCCTACCTCACCATGCTCGACCTCGCGAAGGTCAACGGCTCCGATCAGACCGTTGGACTTATCGAGGAAAACCTGAACGCCGCACCGGAAGCCGCAATTCTTCCCGCTCGTCAAGTTTCTGGCACTTCGTTCAAGTCGCTTGTCCGCACCGCCTACCCTTCCGGCGCTTTCCGCTCCGCAAACGAAGGCGTTGAGCCGGTCAAAAGCACCTACCTCAACAGGACGCATGAGACGTTCTACTACGACCTGCAACTCGAAATGGACGCGGCTATCGCCAGCGCCGACGAGAATGGCCCCGAGCACGCCCTTGCTATGGAAGCGGACGGCGCGGCGCGCGGTTACATGCTCGACATCGGGCCGCAAGTCTGGTATGGACGCGGCACGAACGGCGACGCCAAGGGATTTCCCGGCGCGAAGGAAGTCGTGGATTCCGACCTTGTGCTCGACGCCACAGGCAACACGGCTGACACCGGAAGCTCCGTGTGGGCTATCTGCGCGATGCCTAAGTTCTTCGAGCTTATCTTCGGCAAGAACACCGTGCTCGAAGTCGGCGAATGGCGCAAGCAGACCATCACGCGCAGCTCCAAGGAACTGACCGCGTGGAAAAACTCGCTGGAAGGCTGGGTGGGCGCAGCGTTTTACTCCAAGTATGCAGTCGGCCAGATTAAGAATCTGACCGCGCAGACCGGAAAGACGCTCACCGACTCGCTGCTTTCGCAGCTCATCCAGAAGTTCCCGATTGGCGTGAAGCCGACGCACTTCTTCATGAATCGCCGCTCGCGCCAGCAGTTGCAGGCGTCGCGCACGGTTACTCTGTTCGGACAGGGCACGACCCGCCCGAATCAGGAACTGCTCGCGCCGATTCCCGACAGCTATGACGGCATCCCGATTATCTGCACGGACTCCATCCTGAGCACCGAAGCAATCGCTTAACCTAAACCACTAACTAACACACCATCATGGCTAACGAATTCGGACGTAATATTCAAGACGCGGTTTTTACCACGTCTAAGGCGCTTCCCGCAGCATCGGCAACCAATGTCTCTGACTCCTTTGACCTCGGCAATGTCGGGTTCAAGCCGGAGGAACTGGAAGTCGAAATCAGTGTGCCAGCAATGGCGCTCCACGTCACCGCGAACAACACGACAATCACGCTCCACGACAGCGCGGACAATTCCAGCTTTGCTGAGGTTGTCCCGATGACGCAGGTGAAGGTTCTCGGCGTTGTCAGCACCGGCAGCGTTGCGGTTCTCTGCCGCTTCCGCCTGCCTCCTAACACCCGCCGCTATATCGCGTTTTCCCAGACGTGCGGCGCTACGGACACGCTCACGGCAACGTCCATCACCTACACGCTCCGCTTCTAAC